AAAGATCGATACCGGCCCGTTCACCCAGTTGACCATCCCGGTAAATACCGGCACGATGTTTACTGATGTTTCGGCTGATTTCTTCGCCGATGTGGCCGGGATTTCCAACTATATCCAGACGGAAGCCTCAAAGGCTTTTGCGGCTGTGGTTGATAATCAGGTCATTAACGGTGTGACCGCATCGACCGAAGCCGAAGGCGTTATTTCAAACAGTTCAGTCGGCATCACCAAGACCGGCAGTAATAACACGCTTGTCGCATCCAAGGTGATCGACGGTTTCTACGCTTTGGCCGATCAGTATGCCACCAACCTTTCATGGGTCATGCGTCGTGCGACTCATGGCAAGCTGGTTGCCCTGAATGATTCAACCAACAGAAGCCTTTTCTTAGGCTCTGCTGATTCCGGTTACACTCAGGGTATCACCCCGGCATTGATGGGTCAGCCGATCTATTTTAATGGCTTCGTGCCTGCCTCTGGCGCATCGACACCGAAGTCGATTGTCTTAGGTGATTTTAACGAGTACATCCTGCTATTGCGGCAGGGCTTCACCGTCGCGATTGATGAGGTGTCATTGGCCTATGCCAACCGCGTCCGCATTGCGGTGAAATACCGCTTTGGCGGTGCTGTGAGAGACCCACGAGCCTTCCAGATTATTCAGGAACTTGTGTAATTTTCGAGGGCGTGCCCCTCGCCGTTCCCGGTCTGTCAGATGCTTCGGCAGCCGGGGGCGGTTTTTACCTTACTTTACTTATCCATCTGAAATAAGACTACTGTACTATGCCTGCATATATAACACAAAACGAAGCGGCCCTATTTGCTGAAACGCTGGGCAGTGTATCCGCCATGCGTGCCACTGTTTTACTCACTGCTGCATCGACCATGCTTGACCAGTTCACAGGCAGGACTTTTACAGGTGCCGAATTGACTGATAGCGTCAAGGCAGGGATTGCGATGTGTGCCGAATGGATGGCGACATCAAACCCGGCAGGCGGCACGATCATCAAAGAGAAAATCGGCGACTACGACGCCAGTTATGCCACGCCTGAAGCTGGTTCAATTCCGGTTGCAATTCAGATGTTGTGGGCACCTTATAAGATTGTGGCAGTAGGATGATTAAAGCCTCTTTCACGCTCAACTGGTCGGGCGGTGAATACTCCGTTCGACTGCATCGTGAACTTGTCAGGGCTGTGGGCAAATCTGCCCTGCTGGTCGAGCGATCTGCAAAAAAGATGCTTGCCAATAGCGGCAAGAGCATGACCGCAAAATCAGGTATTAATCAGATCGGTTCGCGGACTGGATCAATGGCCGCCATGAATCGATTCAAGGCAGGCACTCGCGACATATTCAACCTTAAAGAAGTATCGAACAAAAAAGGTAATAAGACGCTGGTTTTTGGCGGAACAATGATGTCAAGCAAGGTCGGCAGGCTTGACCGCGTTTATTGGTACGCAAATCCGCTATTCCGCTGGGTGCAATCCTCGCAACCAGGCACGCCGCCAAACAAGCAGACTGGCAGACTGCAATCGTCCGTTACGTCACAATTTTTAGAGGGTGGATTAAAAGCCAAGGTCGGCCCGGCTCAAAATCTGATCTATGCCCGGATTCAAGAGCTTGGCGGCAAAGCAATGATCCGGCTTCCCGCCCGCCCATACATGCGGCCAGCATTTGAGCAGAATCAACAGGCCATTCTATTTCAATTCGCTCTTGCCGTTCAGAAGGCCGCGAAATGACGTTTCCGCATTGGATTGAACTCCTGCCGAAGTCGGCAGTGACGAGCAACATTGCAGGCTTTGGCTATAGCTATCCAGCCACCGGCGATAGTTATCGGGCATATGTACAACATCGGTCAGAGTCATTACAGGTCATTAATAACACGGGCGGTGTATCAACCGGCGTTGTGGTTTATGCCGATCCAGCCTGCCCGGCTGCGACATACGACCGATTCAATTTCAACGGTAATCAGTTTGAAATAACCGGCGTGATGCCACAATACACGCCTCGCGGCAATCATCATTTAAGAATAATGGCCGTGGAGCTTTCACAGAAATAATGCAACTGTCAAACCGCATCACTGCCATTAAAACCGCATGGGCGGCAGCTATCCCCACCGTGCCGCTGTATTATCAACTGGCACCTGAAAACACCGTCTGCCCGTTTGCCGTGCTGCGTATCGGCCCGGTCACTCCCGGCGAGCAGGATATAACCAATAAAGATTGGGAAGCCACCGCAACGATTGTGGCTTACGAGACAACGGACACCGCCATTTTGTCGCTGAATGATTCGATTGTGAATCTGTTTGAACGTGGCAATATCAGCGGGTTCTACAGTTCAACCGTGCAATCGGCTGAAGTTGAGTTTAATTACGGCGATCAGATGGCCGTCTGGTCAGCTTCTATTTCCGTTTCGCTTCTCTGGACTATCTAACAACTGAAAGGGGCTAACCATGCCAAAGATTGCATTCTATAACACGACGCTTTCATTTGCCGGTTCAAATATTGCCGTGTCGTCAGTATCACTGACTGATTCGGCAGAACTGGCGGATGTCTCGGACACTGGCAGCGAATACGTTCAGCGGATCCGTGCCCTGCGAGACCGTCAGGCCACCGCAACGCTTTATTCTACCGGCTCGGCACCGACCACCATCGGGGCGACTGGCAACCTCACCTGGTCGAGCAGCGGCGCACCAACATTCCCGGCCATTGTTGAATCCGTTCAATATGGCAATGCCGACATTAAAGGCGCGATTCCGATCACGATTACATTTCGCGGCAACGGTTCTTAATCTGCTTTGAGGGGCAATTCATGAGCAAATTAACGACACCGATCGAAACCGTTGAAATCGCTGGCCAGACGCTCCGCTTTGGCCGATTGACACTAGGGGCAGCGGTTGAGCTTGAAGACTACTTACAGACTCTGCCAACGCCATTTGAGGCACTGGAAAGCAGTAAGACGCTTCAGCATATCGACCCCGAAATGCGCGAACGGCTGATTCAAGAGAAATTGCAACAGCTTCACTTTTGGCCGCCTGATGCATTAAACGCTCTGGCCAACTCGCAATTCTTGACATCGGCAAAATTCGGCATGGCGTTTCTGGTCGCCATGATCACCGCTTACAACAGCCATATATCATCGACCGAGGCTCGTGAAATCGCTGCCAAAGCCAATCACGGCGATTTTATGACCGTTCACCGGATTGCATTAGGGTTAAACGACCCAAAAGCACCAGCCGCAGGCGACCCGCTGCCGATGCCGGGGGTGGCGACCGGATCACCTGGGGCCGAATCATCGCATGGCTGATGGCTGAACTGCACACCGGCTACCAGCAAGCCGTTTCAATGCCTGTGATCACGGCATTTGATTTGATGTCACATCACGCTAAAAACAACGAAATGCCAGACCGAACATGAGTACAGTTGTCGGCAATCTCTCTGTCGAACTTGGCATCTCTGATGATCAGCTTCGCGCTGGCCTTGCGTCGGCAATGGTGCAAGCTCAAAAAGCTGGTCAGCAAATCAGCAATAGTGTTAATCAGGCGGGGGCAAAATCTGGGGGTAATCCGCAGGGCCTTCTGAATCTGTCGCGAGCCGTTGACGATCTGCAATATGGTTTCCGTGGCGTGATTAATAACATTGAAGGCATCGTTACCGGCTTTGGCGGTTCCGCAGGCTTGGCAGGTGCTGCAACGCTGGCAGGTATTGCAATAGCGTCAATCGTACCCAAGCTGGCAGAACTTGCCGCTCAAACCGATCCTGTGAAAGAATTATCTCAAACATTAAAAGATATTAATAATTCGGGGGCTGGCGGCACTTTTCTAGGGATGTCCGAAGCTGCCAAAGCCACCAAAGCAGCATATGAAGCCGCAGCAGACAAATTGAAAGAAATGCAATCGATCAGCAGCCAGGTTGTTTTCGCTGGCGGCGGCCCCGGTATGGGTGCAGCAGGTGCCGTGCAGGATGTTGGGACAAGTGCAGCAGAGCTCGCAAGGCAGAGAAGAGCTTTAGGAAATCTGGCTCAAGATGCCGCACGCATGGGCTTCATGTCAGAGCAGGCACAAAGGAGAGTTGTTGCCAGTGGTTTATCTGAGTTTGATCTGACAACAAACCAGAAAGATCAGCAGCAATTAAACCAACAAATCTTTCAAGCGGCTATAGATAAATTTGGCGGTGGACAGGCACTCCAGAAACGGCTTGATTTTCTTTCTCCTGACATGGGCCTTTTCGGTGCTTTCAAAGAAGGCGACATAGCCGGATCAAATGAAGCAATCAAACTGCTTGGATTGCAGGCTGAACAGGTCAAAGTGCTAGCAGCCGATTTCGAGCGTGTTACCGGATCTGCTGCTGAACTAAAAACTATTGACGAACAGGCAAAGCAGCAGCTCGAGCGTGATATTGATGATATTTACAAGGGCATTGTTGAAGCGGCGGATAAAAATATAAAACTTGCAAGAGAGAAGAATCAAACCATCGGTCAAGAAATAGATCAGATGGTCAAAGACGAATTGGAACGCCAGAGATTACAGGCACAAGCATCGAAGATTCAAAACAACATTGATGAAAGCATGTTGCAACGCCAGCGAACCGAAATCATCGGCGCGTCTGACGTATTCCAGCGTAATTTCATGGCTGGAACCAGCGAAGATCCGACCGTCAAGGCTATCGAAAAGCAGACGGAAGATCTGCGAGAAATCATGCAGCAGATTAAGGAATTGAATTAATGGGTGCCCCTTCTGTTGCCTATAAAATCAGTTACACCAGCCCACCACGCTACAGCGGCAGCCGTGCCAATGGCCTGTCGGCTCAGGTTCGGTATAAGGTCGATTGGGCGAATGCGTTCACGTTTGTTAATGACGTTCTGGGGGCCATAGATGGCTCACCGTGGGCTTTTCCCGCCTCGCCCAACCTGAAAGCCACCGAAGCCACTATAAACCCGATAGGCGTCAAATCTGGCGGCTCTGGCGATGGCACGACCGGCAGTGCCCCCGGTGAATACTTTGAAAAGGCTCACATTGACGTAACATTCAATTCGCAGAGCCAGCAGGTCGGCGGCATGGATGTCAGCGGATCGGACACGATACCGGCCTTGCAATTCGACCAGACCAGCCCGGTTGAGATGAGTTCGTTCACGATTCAGTATTCGCCACAGATGATTCGCATTCCAAACGGCGGCATTGAATGGGATACATTAAATGCAAACGGAACAGCCCAGACAGTTCCTTCAACTATAAAATCACCAAGCAATTCGGGCGGTGAATATCTTCGCAAGCCTGCGTTTAACTTAAACATGACACTGCATAATTGTCTTTATGTTAATGCGTCTAATTTTAAAGATAAAATTGGATGTATTAACAATGCCAAAATGTTCGGTGATTGTGACATTGAAACAGTTCTTTTTGATGGCGTTTCAACAACTCAACGATCACTATCAAACGGTATTGTGATTTTAGACGTTACTCTGAATTACAAATGGCAGAAAGTCGGATGGAATGCGGCTATGGGTTCGGATGGAAATATCTATCACATTATGACCAAATCAGGTCTAAGCGTGTATCAAAAAGCTGATATTAAACCAGATACAATCATTCCACCTTCCCAACGCTGGCGGCCAACTTCATTCTGAGGCTAAACAATGGCAATTCAAAGTGGATCAGTTAAAGCCGGAACGGCTGCCGTTGACATTAAGGTAGTCGGCTCGACGTCGCAGGAAACCCGCATCAATAAGCTGGATGTGATTAACTTCAGCAATGGCACTGGCGCGAACCAATGCACGGCCATCGTTGACCCGAATATCACGATTTCCGCCAATTCCACCACCATCACATTTGGCAACCTGACAACCACTCAGGGGGCCGCATGGAATTTCACCGAGTTAAAAGGCTATCGGCTCTACAATGCCGATTCCAATGGCAACATCACGGTCACATCAACCGCCCTCGGCCTAAATGGCCTGACGCTCCCGCCCGGTACGTTCATGGCGTTCGGTTCAAATTCCGCCAATGGCCTGACCATCTCCAATGCCACCACCGTAGTTGCCAACGGCACGAACGGCAATATCCTTGTATTAACAATGTTTGTCTCATGAGGTGACGCATGAAAAAATTTGTTCGCGGCGAAATCCTCACCGCTGAAAAGCTGAATGAAGCCTTGTCAGGCCGTCGGCTTACAGTGGCAGGCGATGCCGCAACGTCATACGATGCCGATGGTGATGTTGTCAGGGTCGATGGCTACAGCAACATCTACATCCGCCTGACAAGCAAGACCGGCACCACCCCGATCAAATACGCATGGACGGAAGTCTATCGCAACGCAAACGGCACATGGTCAAACACCACCAATAACGGCACGACCAGCGGCGACTATGCGATAGAATTAAACAACTCAAATCTCAGCACGTCTGACAATTATGTTTACCGTGCGGAACGCTCGCCAGAGTCTGGGGAGTGGCTTTTTTTTTTGAGGCGCAGCCTGACGCCGATCTCTTCTATTCGCGTCATCCCGGTATTGACCGCGAATTCCGCTCTATCCTGCTCGCGGCCTGATATTGAATCAACAGAGATCGCTCTGTCACCATCGGCCCCGTCATGTTATCAGATTGCCAATGTGACGCTCAGAATGCAGGACTATAACGGCAACTGGTCAACGCTCAAAACATGGACAGATTACACAGCCTCTGACTGGGGCAACTACACATTCACGCCACCTTACGAGCCAACTGCAAGTAATTGGCTGAAGCTCGAATTAACAGGCAGCACAACGCAAGGAACACTTTTAGGTCGGCAGCTTTCAGAATGTGCCAATGCCACTCTCTGCGGGACTGAGATTCAGGACGTCATCTATTACAATAACGGCGGATCGATTGCCACCCAGTTCCATGGACCAGTGACCGCTTACCTGACAAGTGCCACCAGCAACCGGACAACCTCTGGCGGCAACGTCACGCTATCCATCACCAGCGTGCCGACCGGCAATCTGACGAACATTCCAGCCCGTACATTTACCGGGCCAGCTGAATACAAGTTCAAAATGAATTGGTCATGCTCTGGAGGATCCTGCAACTCAAATCTGACCGGTTTCCTCAACGGCGAATACACAACCGGCCTGACTGTCTCTGGCGATGGTGCAAGCGGTAGCACGTCATCAAGTCAGTCATTCGGGCTTGATACCATCGCAAGAGGAGGGACAGCAAGTTATGACCTTGGCTACGTCACCAGTTGGGCGCATAACACCACATGGCCACCATGCGACATCTCTTACAGCTTTGGGGTGGTGAAGGAAACCGTTACGGTGACTGTCACCAAGCAGAACACGCCCGTCAAGACAATCACCGCTACTGGCAACAATACATATTACAACAGCCCGGCATCCTCACCAGGCACCGTTAATGTTTCCGTGCCAACAACAGCTTGGTTCCTTGATTCATTATCAAACAACTACACAATGAGCAGCGGGAACGGCACGCCACAAGGCTCCTGCTGATTCTATCCTCACCACCCACCCGCCACCGCTCCCCGCCCGCCCTCGTCGGCGGGTTTTTTGTTTGAATAGACTGGCAAAAAAAATTTTTTATATTTTCTATTTTTTATATTGACTTCGTACTATCAACCCGATATATTAATTGTGTAGGGCAGAGAGAAAACAAAACAACTCAGCAAGCAGGAGATAGACAGATGAGAATTAGCGTGCCAGTAAAAGATATTGTTCTGACATCAATCAAATTTCACGGCACCGAAAGCACACGGAAAAGGGCTGGTGAAATCGCTGATGAATGCTTTGCCAAAAAAGCCTCAGTGCTTTTCTGGATAAGAAAAGTTGAAAAAGGCGAAATTGAAGTAAACTAACCCACCACCCCGCCCCGGTTCGCCGCCGGGGCAATCACTCAGAACAGGAGATAGACAGATGCAATTCGTACACAAGGCCCACGGCTGGACAGCAGAATGCTGGCTAATCAATGATCAGACCGGTGAAACAATGCTTAAAGTTAAGAGTCAAGAAGCTGATGAGGATTGGTGCGCCGGCCAAGATCGCGTTGTTTCGGCATTTTATCGAGCATGCGAATTGCTGGAGGTGACTCCAGTTGGCGAGTACAGTCACAGCGGCGGGTGCGTTACTTGCAAGGTTCAACCAGACGAAGAACTGGCAGAAGATAAAGATCAATCTT